CTTCCTTGAGGCGGCGGACGATCGCTGCCTGACGTGGATGGTGATCTGGTACCCGGCCCTGATGGACCACGACATCACGACCCTCCAGCCCCCAGTGGTGGAGCGCATTCAGGCGAACCGACTGAAGATCCTGCAGTCCCTTGCGACGGAGCTGCGTCAGCAGGCACTGCGCTAAGCGGGATCTTGCACGTCGTCCCGGGGTGGATGACGATCGGCCCGTTCAAGTCGTTGAAAGCCTGGCGGAGATGTACCATCATCTCGGGCGGGGTGTCGTGTCGCCCCTTGAGCTTGATGATCGCATCGATAGTGTCGCCAGGGCGGAAGCAATGATAGACGTAGGTGAGCACGCGCGGTACCAGGCATTAGCCGACAGATAAGGAGTATGTACATGCCCCGGCGGGGTAAATAGGGAACTGCACCTATCGAAGAACGCCCATGGCATCCTCCCTTACCGAACTGACCACCCACGACCTGTGGGTTGCCGCGCGCCAGATCGACATTGACATCGCTCGGCCATCGCCGACGACGATCCTGCTCACGGTTCGATACCCGCTTCCAACCACCCCAGGGCATGTTGCCTCGGTGCTGGACGGTATGGTCATCACGCTCGGTACCAAGCCGATCACCGCGAACGACTATCCTGAAGACGGCACGCAGTACCTGAACGGCTCGACCGTGTTTGGGGCGATCGGCGTTGACAAGATCGGTTCGCCACAGGTTGTCGGCTTCTACAGCAACATCCTGAACCTGCCGATTCCAGCAACCACGGTCTCGGATGACGGCAGTACCGCGACCTTCACGCTCACCATCACTGGTACCAGCGCCAGCCAGCTGTACTACGCGTCGGTGCACGGTGCAACGAACATCCTGCAGTACTACCCGATCGGCATCCAGTCGTATCCACTGGAAGCGTCGCGCGTCGAGAAGGACAGCTCATCGTACGCTGGCTCCATTCCATCGCTGCCATCAGCGCCATTGGCCCCAACCCCGGGTCAGGTGTACTACGACCAGCAGCTGAACCTGGTGCAGTACTGGGACCAGACCCGCTCGGTCTGGATTCCAACTCGGAACGACAACATCATGTCGGGAGACGTGAATCCAGGTATCACTGGACACGTGTTCCTGCGTCAGATCACGCTGCGTGCTTTTGACGGCACGAAGTGGATTGACGTCACCCCAGCGAACTTCCAAGTTCAAACTGGCCTGACATGGGCGCCGTTCAGCGGGAAGATGCTCGCCACAACATCACCGTACCCAACCTCGCCGGCGGTTGGTGACTTCTTCTACAGCCACAACACACGCCGCATCGAGTACTTCGATGGCACGATCTGGCAGATCCCAACGCCAACGAACACGCTGCTGGAGATCGCTCCGTCGATCCAAGTCCCAGCGTTCACTGGGATCTTCACCTTCGAAGGCAACGATCTGCCATCGCCGTACGTGGGCCTGCTGTTCTACAACACAAGCCAGCGGCAACTGAACGTCTTCAACGGCACGTCATGGGAGCAGGTGAACACCTCGCAGCAGGGGTCCGCTACCACTGACAAGACCGGCATCGGCACCGACGGCTCGTACGACGAGCGCCTGCGTCTGATCAACATCTTGAAGGCGCAGCTTGGCCACCCAGCGCTGTGCGTTGAGCTGGCTGAGGAGCAGTTCAACGTCGCGATCGACAACGCGCTTGACACGTACCGCCAGCTCAGCGTCGGCGCGTACGAGCGTAGGTTCTTCATCTTCCCGCTGAACGCAAACCAGACCGTGTACCACCTGAACTCGCCACAAGACCGCACGGACGCGGTGGTGCAGGTCATGAAGGTCCATCGGATGAACATGTACGGCGTGACTGGTTCCGGCCCCGACAACACGTGGGGTCAGGCTTGGGCACAGCAGTGGTACAACATGGGCGGTGGCGCAGGTGATCTGCTGTCCGTTCACCTCGTGCACTCATGGTCAGAGGAGTACCAGAAGATCTTCGCTGGCGATATCCCATTCACGTGGAATGAAGCGCGCCGCGAGCTCACGCTGCTCCGTATGATCCGCACCCCTGAGAAGGTCGTGCTTGAGGTTGAGCTCGAGCGGTCAGAGCAGGAGCTGTTGCTCGATCGCTGGTGCAAGCAGTTCATTCAGAACTGGGCGCTTGCCGAGTGCAAGGAGTACCTGGGCATGATCCGCTCGAAGTACTCAAGCGGCACCCCTGGCCCGGCTGGCACGATCACGCTGAACGGCGAGACGATGCTCGCCGAGGCCCGTCAAGACTTCACCGAGCTCAAGCAAGCGCTGTTGGACTACGAGTACCAGAACGCGGAGCACGGGCTCGTCTCGTTCCTGATGGCCTAACGATGAAACTTCACCAACTGTTCGAGGCTAAGATCACGGCTGCTCAGAAAAAGAGCATCGAAGCGCAGGTGCGCGCGGCAAAGCAGAGCGATGGCAAGGTCACCCTTGATCAGCTTCGTGATGCGGTGTACGCGGCTGATGATGCTGACAGCGACGATCCGGTGCCAGAGGCAGTGTACAAGGAAGTGCAGGCTTGGTCTGAAAAGTGCAGGGCTGAGTACAAGCGCCTTGAGGATGAGGTAACTGAGCTCGAGAAGAAGCACAAGGTCTACCTGTTCGACGACGGTGTGGACCGTGAGAACGTACTTGTTGGTGGTCGCACCGAGTACAGCGCCGACTTTTGGTCGAGCATGCTCTATGCCGGCGGTTCAGCAATTGGCGAACGAGCCAGTGCAGCTGGTTTGGACATCAACAAGCTCCTTGGCCGGAATATCTACTGATGCTAACCTTCAAAGCGTTCCTGAATACCGTCGAGGTGTTCCTCGAAGAGATGAACCTAGTTCATCGCGGCCCGCCAACGCTCGGCTGGTCGCTGCGCAGGGACAAGAAGGGTGAAGAACGCCCAGTGCTCATTGACAATTTCCAGCAGCTGGTGCTGAAGAACGCCGAGCCATACACTGACTACGACGCGGTCGAGCGTGGTGACAGGGTGGTGGCGTACATTCGCGGTGAGCGCGTGAAGAACGTTGCGATCAAAGAAGGAGGCCGTGAGGTCTCGTACTTCAAGGACAAGCTTCCAACACCGTTCTGCTATGTTGATGACAAGAGCCCGTACAAGGGTTCTGAGTACGCGGTCTTCGACGGAAACTCATTCAAAGCTTTCTGATGCCAACACTTCCAATCACTGAATGCGCTGATGGTGCCGGCTCGCTGAACAATCCAGCGAACTCGGACAACCTGAACCCGAACGGGATCGGCCCGCTGCAGCCACCAGCTCCAGGCAAGTACGTCGCGCCTGAGCTCTGCGTCGGTGAGCTCGAGCTGAACACCAACGGCGATGACAAGTACCAAGAGCAGCTTGCAGCCGAGAACCTGATGATCAGCGGTGCGCCACTGAACATCTTCAAGCTCCTTGGTGTGCATGAGCAAGGGAAGCTGGTTGACGTCGTCGGGAACGGCGCGGCCTTGAACGGCTCAGGGAACGCGTTCGATCTGCTGGCAGCCGACTGGGTCTCATCGCAGACCGGCATGGCGGTGCTGACGGACCCAGCATGGCTCGGGTACGACTTCGGCACGACCAAGACCTCTTACGGGCAGGACGTGAACGCCCCTGGCGCGCCGGCCGCGGAGCACATCACCAGCATTCGAATCACGCAGCCGATCGCTGATCACCGCGCCCTGCAGGTCAGGGTTGAACGGTCAACGGGTGGTTACAAGACCGGCACGATCCAGTTCACTGGCACCGGGAACGGCACGGTCCAAGGTTACACTCCGGGCCCTGGGGCCCTCCCAGGCACCCTGATGCTCTCGGCAGTTAGTCCTACATCGTTCACGGTTTTCTTCACCGGCGCCACCACGGTTGTCGTCGGTGTGTGCACGGTCGGCGTGCGGTTCAACTCAATGTTCGGCTCGTTCACGGTCGTCGCTGGTTCGATCCCGTTCGCGAACGGCGACATGTTCTCCGTCCCGATCGAGCTCGACTGGTACCGTGTCGACGTGGTCAACCTGCCCGACACCTCGGCCGCCGCGCTGATCCGCATCAAGCAGTCGTCCGCTTCACGGTACTGGCGCATCATCCCGACGTCGTTCAGTGGCGTCGCAACGAACAAGCCTTGGGTCGTCCAGAAGCTTGAGCTGTTCGACTACCAGGCAACCACGCTCGACGACGTTCAAGACGCGCTGTTCCTTGAGAACCGAGATCGCGACTACGCCTCCTCGTCGGTGTCACTCAAGGTCTCGTACCAGCCGTTCGATGCGATCAGCGATCTGAGCAAGTTCGGCTTCCAGGTCTCTGACATCTACACCTTCACCACCGTGTACGCGCTGATGGTGAAGGCCCTTGGCCGCCCAGTCGTGATTGGTGACGTGCTCGAGGTGCCGAGTGAGATGCAGTACGACCACAACCTGAAGCCAGTCCGCAAGTTCCTTGAGGTGACTGACGTGTCGTGGGCGGCTGATGGGTACACCACGCAATGGCGTCCAATCACGTTCCGCTTTCAGGCCTCGCAGCTCATTCCATCGCAAGAGCACCGTGATCTGCTCGGCACTGTCGACACGCAGAAGTACGTGATCGACGACGGCTCGTTCTTCGAGGGCATTCAACAGCTCCAGACCGGACCGCTCACCGCCTCTGAGGCGAACTTCGCTGAGGCGCTGCAAGCGGTGCCTGAGAAGGGCACCAACGTCCGTGAGCAGGCATCTGGCATGGATCGCTTCAACTCGCCTGGCTCGTACGATGGCACTGGCCCGTACGTCAGCGACGGCTTGCCTCCTGACGGTCAGGCGTACACGGAGGGGTTCAAGCTCCCAGACGTTGCGAGCGCAAGCGACAACGACTTCTTCCGCCTGAACTACGATCCAAAGCTCAAGATCAGCTCGCGTCTGTACAAGTTCAGCGCGCTGAAGAACCAGTGGATCTGGGTCGAGACCGATCGCCGCTCCGAGCGGAACTCGCACAAGCCGTCGCAGCGTGAGATCTTCGAGCGTACCACCGTCACGTCGCTCACCGCCAAGAAGGTCACATGATCACGTTCAAGCAGTTCATCGCTGAGATCGATCACGATGACGAGGTGTACTCCAAGGAGGCCTCTGATTACGTGATGGGGTTCGGCGTCGATGACTCTTGGGAGCCACTGCTGACGCTGGACGGCAATCAGGTCCTTTGGAAGCAGGTCTTCAAGGAGTACCGGGTGGTGATGGTCGACAAGGCGAGCGGGAAGCCAATGATGCGCCTTGAGCTGCGGACGAAGACCGTCAAGGTTCCAGGTGGCACGCTGACTGGCGTCATCACCGACTCGTTGAGCTCCAAGAAGGAGTTCCGTGGTCAGGGCCTTGCACTGAAGATCTACGACGCACTGCTCAAGCATGGTCAGGTGCTGTTCAGCTCGAACTCACAGACCACTGGAAGCCGCAAGCTCTGGGAACAGCTCGTGCAGAAGCACCTTGATCACACATTCGTGCTGGCTGAGGAAGCCGCCGCTCGGTGGTACATCAAGCAGTTCGCCGATGACGAGCTCAGCGCGATGAACGTGCTGTTGACCGGGCCGTACAAGGCGATGAACGATGAGGCGTACGCCAGCTCTGAAACCCGTTGGGTGATCGTGCCTGGGAACGTCGAGAACCTCAAGAACGCCGCAATCAGCCTGTCGCCTATTCGCGAAGAGAAGCAAACGATTACGCTGTATCGCGGCATGTCGCAAGAGAACTTTGAACGTCTGAAGCGCACGAAGCAGTACTCGCCAGAGCCCCGTAATCCGCACAATGATGCAACCACCGATCTGGAGACCGCACGATACTACGCGTCAACCAAGGTCCATGATGACGAGGGTGTGGTGATCAAGTTCGAAGCGCCAATCGACGCAGTCAAGCAGGATCCTGTCACGGGCGACGACTACAAGATCATTCGATCATTCCCACTCGGCTCATTCACGCTAGTTGAAGCGAAGTTCGTTCCTGAGTGGGAGAAGCCTTGCTGGATCGTCGCAATCAACCAGACGCTCGGCACCCCTGAGGCAAAGATCAAGGCACTCGCCAAGAAAGCAGGCTGGGACGGTAAATCATTCGGCGCGCCAGTTCATACCGCGATTCAAGTTGCCTGGGACGTGATCGGCAAGATGCCTGATCTGTCTCAGACGAAGGCGGCCAAGGGCATGACGCCCAAAGAGTACTCCAGCAAGACGAATCTCACCGGCATGGTCTTCACCTCCAAGCACGTGATGCCAATGGTGAATGGCAGAGTCTCCAATTTCAACGGCCATGGCGATGAACCGATCATCGCGGTGGCAACATACGAGAAGCCATGATCCACA